TTACAATGAGAACTAACCCTGCTAGTGTAGAATGGTCAGGAACTCAAGGAGATTATGTTGTTGGTCATGGAGGTTCTGAAACCCAATGTAATGGCAACCTATCCTTCTCATCTTCTCAAGCTCATAATTCCAGAGTAAATTTCCCATGTAGCGGTTTAACTACAGGACAAGCTGTTCAAGGAATGGCTTACAACGGTAGTGCATTTTTAGGTTTTGAGGCAGAACTATGAAGTATAAAAAAGAACCATTAGAAAGAGTTGGTGCCGAACAGTGGTACCAAGAACTTCATGATAATGGCACACCCGCAGGTCGAGTAGTCTGCGCTAGAGATAATACTTTCGCCGAGTGGTTAGCTGCTGGCGGTACACCAGAGGAGGCTGATTAATGGCATTGACAGAAGTAAATTCTTTAGGAATTAAAGACGGTGAAGTAAAAACAGCCGATATAGCTGCTGATGCAGTGACAGGTGCTAAGATTGCAGATGATGCAGTTGGTGCTGAACATATAGAAGATTTAGATGCAGATGTTAAATGGGTCGATAGTGCTAAAGCTAAATTTGGCGCAGGTAATGATTTAGAAATTTATCATGATGGAAGTCATTCGAGGGTTGTAGATAGCGGAACAGGTAAATTAATGCTTCAAGGTAGTTCAGTTCTACTGACGAATGCTGCTGGTAATGAAACCCTTGCGGAGTTCACTGAAAATGGAGCTGCATCACTTAGGTATGATAATAGTACTAAGTTTGAAACTACTTCAGCCGGTGCTACAGTAACAGGAACTTTAACAGCTACTTTAGCTGATAACTCTGTTGGACTTGCACAGATGGCAGGTGGTACAGATGGGCAGATAATCACATATGATGCTTCTGGTGATCCAGTCGCAGTAGGACCAGGTACTGACGGTCAAGTATTGACTTCAACAGGTGCAGGTTCTCCTCCAGCCTTTGAAGATGCAGCCGCAGGTGGTTTAACTGAGGTTGATTTATGGCGCCTGACTTCTACTTTTTCTGGTAGTTCAAGTCCCATAAGTAGTAATTTAGCAAGAGCGAACGGAGGGAGAGGATTTGCTGAAAAAGGTACTGGAATGAGCCAATCTTCTGGGGTATTTTCCTTTCCATCAACTGGTCATTGGAGGGTAACTTTTAATGCTGGTTGGTATTACTCTTCTCCTAGTTCAAACTGTGCTGCTGAAATTCAATATACATCTGATGATGGTTCTAACTGGAATTACGCAGCTCGAGCTCAGACCCATATCGAAGATTGGAGTTCTTACAACGTCTATGCACAGGCACATGCCGAGCACTATATCGACGTTACAGATACTTCAAATCAGAAAGTAAGGTTCATCGTAGCAGTACACGAGTCACCTAATTGCGAAGGAAATACTAATGAAAATAGAACCTATATGTCATTTCAAAAATTAGCGGATACATAATTATGGATGCTAAAACAGGCAGAGCAGATCACATCGAAGACTACTTAGTTACAGTTAGGACTGGGCAATGGTTTGGTTGGAGTGATCCCGAAAACAAAATTTATGCAAACTTAATTGTCAATGATGGAGGATCGAAACCATCAGAGGCAGATTGTACTGCTGGATTAAAAGCACTGCAAGATGATTATGATGCATACCATTTATCTTATAAATTAAAGAGAAGACAAGAATATCCTTCTGTGGCTGATCAATTGGATTTGATTTACCATTCAGGTATTGATGCTTGGAAAGCTAAAATAAAAGAAACAAAAGATAAATATCCTAAATCCTAATGTCAATCCATCTCCCACGTCCTGATCTACCTAAACCTCTATACATCCCTCAGATGTACCTGAGACAGCCTACAGCAGACGTTCCGGCCTATAAGCCTATGATCGTACCCCCAGCTGATTTAGAGCGCCCTGAAGAGACACAGGCGGAGGAGAAGGAAGAGAAGACAGAACAGCCTACACCACCTAAGCTTAAGATACCTGTAATTGACATACAGATGCCACTGCCTGAAACAGCGGTAGTGGTAACTGCGGTCACAACAGCTGTAATTGCTGTAACAACAACAACTGTTACTCAATCTTTATTTGAACCAATCAAGAAGAAGGTTCAGAAACAACTACAAGCTAAAGTGAATAAATGGAAGGAAAACCGGAAGAAGAAAAGAAAGGACTCATCGACCGAATCAAAGGAAAACGAGGAGAGTTCGAAGAAGAGCAAATAGCCCTCCTTTCTACTATGGTCAGACTTGGCGTAGTTGTCTGGGCGGGATTCATAATAACATTGAATTATGTTGAACTACCTGGTAACATAATTAAAAAGTCTGGAAGCTCGGATATCACGTTCGTTGCTTCGATATTTACGGGAGCACTGGCTAGTTTTGGCCTTAATACAGCTAATTCTAAAGGTAAAGGTCCTGTCAATTGTCCAATGGTTAAAAAGAAAGAATGAAAAAATGGCTTTTACTCTTAATGCTGGTATCACCCTCGGCTGTAAGAGCAGAGTTAGTTACGCCTCAATTCACCCAAGGTAGTATGAACTCAACTACAACAACGACCCAAGAAATAGTTGAAGATATAACAATTACAACTTATGGGTCTGCATTAAACAAATGGTCAGGAGACAACATAACCCACACCTCAACGTCTTCAGGCGGAATAGCCGATTCAGATTCGGTATTCAACATGACAACAGCTGGCAGCGACTTCTCACTAGAAATAGTAACGAGAGCAGCCAGTCAGGTACTCGAAGTAACAGAGATAGAAAGAGAAATCGACACTACCTCTACTACGGTATCATTATCAGTATTCTCACAATAGGAACGCCAAGTTATGCTGGAGAGGGAGAAACCAACAACACTTCAAATCCTGTGGCAGCGGCTACAGGAAATGTTACAAATCAAGCCGTTCAATTCCAGAACAACGGTGCTCCGAGCCGTCAAATCATCGGGCCAAACATATCTTGTAACGGTGCAACAGTAACATTCAGCCCATTTTATATGGGCAATCATACCACCCCCTATGATGAACATATGGATCAACAAAGCTACACTGTAGCTGAGAACTGGGGAGGTCAATTGAATTTCATGATCCCTCTAGATGGTGGTATGACTGAACGTTGCAAAGCTGCAGCCGATAGACAGATAGCTAAAATGGAACTCGACTATGAATTAGTTCGAGTTAAAAATTGTGCAGAATTACAGCAGAAAGGTTTTATGTTAAGACCTGGTACACGTGTATATCATATGTGCCAAGATGTAATACCTATTGCTGCGTTTAAAAAACAAGTTGCTGAAGCACAAGCGAAGCGACTACCCCCACCACCACCTAAACCATGGTGGCAAAAACTTAACCCCCTAAGCAAATGACACT